AGTGCAAAAACTGAATCTATTTCAAGACATTGCAAGAATGGCTGAGGCAATCGGCGCTGAAAATGCAGTGGCGAAATACTTTCAAATTGATGAATGGAAACCCACCGTCAATACATTCAAGAATCAGGCAGATGTCGGATGGAATCTTGAAGTCAAGCACACACCCTGGAAGGCTGGATGTCTGATCCTGCGTGATCGAGATCGAGCAGATGACATCGCAGTGCTTGTCACGGGCAATTCACCGAATTACTACATCATCGGATGGATTCCCATTGGAATGGCACGACGTCCATCCCGAAAGCGTGGAGATGGCTCATATTGGATCAATCCAACAGACTTGAATCCCATCGAGAATTTGAATCGGAGTGTTTATGCTAGAAACTATCAGGCTTGATTGCCGCGTCGAGAAAAAACCAACGCAACACAAAATAGTCAGAGTCACTGACAACTTGCCAGCATACGTACATTGCGTGGAGTGCTTGTCTTGCGGTGTATTGGGAATCCGATCATTCGAGGCGCAAGATGCCAGTCTATGAATTCAAATGCCCAGTATGCAGCAATGTCAGTCCGGTCAAAGCCGATTTCGATGCTGAGATCACTGCACCTGGCTGCCCATATTGCTTGATCACGATGGAACGGGTATGGACATCAAATCCAATTCATTTCAAGGGTAAGGGATGGGGTCATCAATGAAAACAGAAATCAAATTCACCTGCGAATGTGGCAAGGTATTCGACATTGATGGACGTCCAAATGTGGCGATCGAAATTCTAAAAGTGACGATCAGGCGACATTCAAAGGATTGTGACGCTTGTGGATAACTTGTGGACAACACGCCGAAGCCCCGTTCAACTTATCCACATATTTGCAATGTACTTGACGTCATCGGTACGCTGGATTCGCTTAAAGCGAGCCGCTGAAGCGGATGGCTCGCTAAGGCGTATTCGGCTATTGCCACCGCTATGCCTAGCAGTAGGCTTGATTTCAGTACAGATGCAAACAGCAACAGCATCAAGCATCGATCACTACAAATTGTATGCACATTCAAGAATCATCAACTATGAGCAATATATGTGCTTATCAAAAATCATCTACAAAGAATCCAGGTGGAACGTAAATGCTAAAAACGGCAGTCACTTTGGCTTAGGTCAAATGCGTTCACAGCATTACCGGAATTTAGATGGATACCGTCAAATAGATTCAACGATCAAATACATCAATCATCGATATGGTTCAATGTGTAAGGCTTGGGAGTTTCATCAAAGGAAGGGTTACTACTGATGAGCAAGGCGTGGAAGGACAGTGATCGCAAAGGATGGCGACGCATACGCGAACGCATCCTGGCTAGGGATGGACACTGCTGCCAATCGTGTGGTGATACTGAGGGCAAGATGCACATTGATCACATTGTTCCAAAGCGATTGGGTGGATCAGATTTAGAGGAAAATTTGCAGGTATTGTGTCAATTCTGCAATCTACGCAAGGGTGGTCGTTTTTTTGAACAGGCTTTGACACCCCCGACTCTCCCTGAACGTTATATCCCCGAAAACGTGTCTATAAGTCACGATCAAGGCGGTTCAGGTGACAGATAGTCATCATCAGGCTGAAACAGGCTCAGATCGGCTAGAACAGGTTTTGCAGCCGTCATCAGCCCTACTGATTGGCAGCCCGACGCCTAGAATCCACACTCCACTGAATGATTTGCCGTCCAGGGGTCAGGAATTGATTGATTTTGCTGACACGATATTCCCTGATGGGTTTATGCCGTGGCAAAAGTACGTGGCGATCAATGCCCACAAAGTCAAGCCTGACGGCAGGTGGGCAACGCCATTGAATTGCATTGTCGTAGCCAGGCAGTCCGGTAAATCCACACTGATGCTTTCACGTATCTTGATGGGTTTATTTCATTGGGATGAATCGTTGCAGGTCGCATCGGCTCACCGATTGGCTACATCACTTGAACAATTTAGATCGCTGGTCAATCTAATCGAATCATCAGATGCTTTGGCAAAACGCGTCAAGCGAATTCGATGGTCGCACGGCAGTGAGGAAATCGAAGTCCAGGGTACGACGGGAATCAATCGATTCATCATTAAGGCTGGCGGATCAGCTGCTCGCGGTATCTCGAAACCTGAAACGGTACACCTGGACGAATTGCGTGAGATGCACGAACTCGAATCATTTGCATCGTTGCGGTACACATTACTTGCGGCAAAAAATCCGATGGTGATGACATATTCGAACGCTGGCGATCAACACAGCAAAGTGTTAAATTTGCTACGCGAACGGGGAATCGCCGCTGCGTCGGGTGTGGTTGATGACATTGGATATTTTGAATGGTCAGGTGCATCCGACGCTTTGACGGATGAAAACTTTGCAATGGCGAATCCTGCTTTGGGTCATACGATCCACATTGACAATATTCGCAGCGTTTTGAAAGACCCACCCGAAGTCGTACAAACCGAAGTGCTTTGCCGATGGGTACAAACAATCAGCAGCGTGATCAGTCAAGCAGCGTGGGATGGATGTGCTGATCCTGAGGTTGATCTCGATCCTGAGAAACTCACCTGGCTGGCTTTGGATATTTCACCGGACAGAAAACATTGCGCATTGGTCGGGGCGCAGAAATTAGGCGATGAACGATTTATCTTGAAACTATTGCACACGTGGGAAAATGAAAGGCAACTGGATGATCGAGCAATCGCGAACGATGCCGCATTTTACTGCCGCAAATATTCGATTGAACATTTGCTATACAGCCGAAAAACTAGCGGTGCGGTAGCGGCTCGATTACAGCCAGCAGGAATCCCGATCTACGATATGGACGCGTCATATCCGCAATCTTGCGATGAATTGCTAGGCGCTATCAACTCAGGCAGGTTGCGTCATACGAATCAACCTGAACTGACTGCCCAAATGCTTTCGGCGGTTCAATTACGTCGCGGCGATGGCGGATGGGTTATTGGACGCAGAGCCAGCCAAACGGCGGTGTGTGCAGCCGTGGCATCGGCGCTCGCCACACACTTTGCGACACGCCCAGAGACGGAAACCGACATTATGGTGGGTTGATGGTAAAGCACTGAGAAAATTTGCAAATGGGAATTCGTGACATATTTGCAACGCGTCAGGTACAAACGGTGGCAACGCCGCAATCACCTGACGTATCTGCACAACTAGGGCCAGTCACATCGCTTGATTCACTCACTCCATTTTTCGGCGGCGCAAATACTGCAACCCGTGAGGAATTTATGTCGATACCGACAGCAGCCAGGGCAAGAAACATCATCTGCTCATCGATCGCCAGTATCGGACTTGAAGTAATTGATCGATCTACTGGAATGGAAATCGAGGATGCACTGCCACGTGTTATTCGTACACCTGATCCGCGTGTGCCAGGATCAGCAACTTACGTATGGACATTAGAGGACATTTTGCTTTACGGGTATGGATATTGGCAGATCACAGAATTATTTGCAGACACATTCCGTGTGCGCAGTGTTGAACGCGTTTCACCAACTCGCGTGACAATTCAAACGAACTCACTCGCCACTGAAATTGAATATTATATGGTTGATGGATCGCCAGTACCGAATTCCGGTATTGGATCACTGGTCGTATTCAACGGCAATGATGAAGGCGTCTTGAATCGAGCAGGTCGAACAATCCGCACGGGTGCGGAACTAGAACGTGCCGCTGCGATGTACGCACGTGAGCCAATTCCATCAATGGTGTTGAAATCCAACGGCACGGCTTTACCAGCTGACAGAATCGCCAAATTGCTTGATTCGTGGGCAACAGCCCGACGCAATCGCGGCACTGCGTTTCTAAATGCTGACGTAACTTTGGAGACAGTCGGATTCGATCCTGAGAAATTGCAACTAGCGGCTGCCCGTTCATACATTGCAACCGAGGTGGCACGTGCTTGCGGAATCCCTGCATATTACGTCGATGCCGAAACTGGATCATCGATGACGTACTCCAACGCAACTACACAGCGCCAAACGCTGCTGGATTTCTCACTTATTCCGCTGATGACAAGCGTGACCGAAAGACTTTCAATGCCTGATTTCATTCCATCAACGCAACAGGTCAAATACGAT